CATCCGCACGATTGATGCGTTGTGTGCGAGGTTCACCGGTTTTGGTTTTGAATACATTTCCGCCTTCCAGCAGTTTATTGATTTGCATGACTACGCCTTACGGTTCTAGCAAAACGGCCTGCATCCCGGGTACGGATCGCATTCAGCAGTTTGCGTGTGAGATTGTCTGCTTGCTCCGGTGAATACGCAGCATCTATCTGTTCTAACAAGTTGATGGCACCAGCAATGATATTTGATGCGCGGCTTTCTATTATCAAGTCGCGTTCACGCTCAACATACATTGAATCCAGTTCTTCCAATAGACTGCGGGTGCGTTTTTGCATTGTGTTCAAGGGCCTTTGGGTTATTTATTGGTTTTTAACCAGTTTTGATCTTGCCCAGCAACTCCTTGAGCTTGTTGCTTTGTACATCTGCACTAATCTTTGGGGTAGGGTCTAGTGGATCAACGCCTGGCTTGGACTGAGCTCGCTCCCATTTGGCAGGTGCTGCGGCATCTGCTGGTGCCACACTAGCACGAGCCTTGATTGATTCCATCACGCTGCTGGGCTTGCGGAATCCATTGTCATTTTCATCTCCACCGGCGTCTGTGATACGCATGGTATCAATGTTGTATTCCAGATCAATCTTTTGTCCTACACCTGTGGAACTACGTGATTTCATACATTGGATCTGATATTTGCCACGCTCTTTCATTGAACGTGATGTCAAAATACCAAACACATTGTCTGCTGTGTTGATCTTACTAATACCACCTGAGATATGACTGTGATCAAACTCCACTTCTTCCACTGCCGATCTATTCAACTGCGAAGCAGTGACCATGAGCATCTGCAGTTCCTTGGCCAAGTTACGCAGTTCTTCCGATACATACTTGTCTTTCACAAACAAATCATTGGGGCTTACTTTTGCACTCACAGGCATCAACAAGTCCAAGTAGTCAATCATCACAAAGTCCACTCGCTTGCTGGTCTGTATCTGATACTCTTTCAAGTAAGCACGGATGTCATTGATGTTTGATTGTGCCGGCAATCCTTTCACTTGATAGTTTCCGCTCTTCTTGGCCACCAGTTTTACCTTGAGCTCTGCTGTGTCAATGTCCTTGCGTATGTCTTTGGTGCTCATGTTGGTTAACATGGCATCTGTTCTCAAACTTGTGAGATCTTCACTCAGTTCCAATGTGATGTACACACCGCTGAGTCCTTGCTGTACCCAGTTCAATGCTATGTTCATCATGACCAAACTCTTGCCCGAGCCCGATCCACCGGCAAAGATGTTTAGTTCCCCGCGACTGAATCCGCCATACAGCAGTCGATCCATCTGCGGCCAACCTGTGCTCACTTGTCCGCCTGATTCAAAATACCGTCGTATACGACCAGCTGGGTCAGCAAAGTAATCAGTGCCCATGTCCTTGGTCAGACTGATCTGTACAGCATCCTTGATCAGTTTCTCCACAGGATCATAATCACCCTTCTCCAACAGGTCTGCTGCTTTCAATATGGCACGCTCTAGTTCTTGTCGCCGGGTGAACGATTCAAACTCGTTCATGAACCATTCAAAGTGGCCTTCGTTAAGTTCGGGCACTGGTTGTAACTTGACACCAGTGGTGGCTGCTATCTGTGCGCGATCCGGCAGGGTCTTGTACCGGTCGCCATGCTCTTTGATGAATGCGGCCGCAGGTCGCAGGCTTCGATCAAAGTTCTCTGGGTTGTAGATGTTCTGCACACGCACATAGCCTTGTGCATCCTCTAACATCATCTCCAGGAACAAGCGTTGTACATCAACTCCGTAGTCTTTAAGCATTAAAACTCCACTTTGGTAATCTCTTTATTGGACTTAACTATATCAAACCAAGCATATAAACTATATCTGGTCATATGGTCAGGAACTATTTCCTTCATACCATGTTTAGGCTTGGTTGTGTTATTCATGATATATCCTGTATTTTTTATAAATGGCATTTCAATTTCTTCAAACCATGTTCCTAGGTTCTGCGGAATATCGTTAAGGTAAATTTGCATGGCGCCTTTTACTCTGTCATTATCTACGTGTGGTGTTATCATATAACCGGCAGAATCTTTCCATATCGCGACAGATAGAAATCTCAACCCAAATTTAAAAAAATCCAAATTATCAAGTATGCTCTGAATATTATCAATCAATCCGCTGGTTGTGCTGTACAATGCTTTTCTAGGATAATTCTCTTGCATTGGTTGTTCACACCATTCAGTTTCGATTTCAATCTGAGTTAAAATATCTTCCAGTACAGCAGGCTCAAAGAAGTTTTTTACCGCCCACACATCAGTCTTGACAAGACATGCGGAATCAATCGCTTGTTGAGAATATCTATTTTTTAAGTTGTTTGACAAGTTGTTTCTTCCTTAGTTCTATTTTGATTCGACTGGTTTCACGATTTTCAAATATAGTTAGCACAGTTGCCAACCTACCATAACGCATCACTGAGTCATTCACATCCTTGATGTCGTTGGGCCAGGGCGGTATGCTCACTGCCCAACCCAGTTCCACAGCACGATCCACCAGTTCCATGCCTGGTAAGTCTTGATCGGGCACCACTGTTATTTCGCGGCCTAGGCTGCGTATTAGTCGTGCTTGCTCATCTGATATGGTGCTGTGCATCACTGCCAGACCACCAATGCTGAGCGCATCAAACACGCCTTCTACCACGATCACATTGGTCCAGTCGTAGTGCTGTAGGTCTGTTCCAAACACATATCCGGGTTGGCTGTTGCTGATGTATTTTGGCTTGCGGTCGTCCAAGAATCTCTGGGTGTGCCCTACTATGCGATCGTCGTAGGTAAATGGAATGATCACGCTGGGTCGATGCCGATATGATTTTTCCTGATGATTCTGTATCATCACAGGGTAGTCATCGGGCACACGCCGGAGTCGCAGATACTCTCTACGCAGATCTTCGCCCGTCAATACCTCACTCAATGCCGGTAGTTCTTGTTCCGCAAATTCAATACCTGCCAGGGTGTTGAACATTCTTTGACGATCGTCTATGATACCATGTATACTACGATGTCTTAGGCTTTCTAAATTCAACACATCAATCTCTGCGTCCGGCACACCTATCCAACTCAGGAGCCTGCGGGCTTTGAAGCTCACTGAGCGGCCAAGGATAAAGCTGGTGGTGTAGTTGCAGTTGAAGCAGTGATAACTCCAACCTTGATCGGTGGGTTTGAGACCTCCTCGGCTTCGTTTATCTGTTGTGCTGCCATTGTGTTGACAACATACTGCATTAAACGATACCCACCCCGAAGGTGTGGCTTTTCGTTTCAGAGGTAGATAACCAAGGATGTCTAGCATCCTTACATTATAGCAGAGTCTATGGTAGAAATCAACTTTTCAGCAATCATTTTGTGCCCAATCTCGTTGGGATGGCCGCCGGGCATGATCAGTTCTCTCCGTTTGTTGCCTGGATGATCTCGGAACCAAATGGTAGTAGAGAAGCCAGGCCAGATCGCGGTGGGCAGATTCATTTCAACATCAGCAGGCATGACGTGAAACTGCATCATGTTGAGATTTTTTCGAGCAGCCACACCATCAAAAAACTGCACTGTCTGCTGATAGTTTAATCGAGCTAGTTCACTACAATTGGTCAACACCAGTTGCTGCTTGACCATGGTTCTAAATTCTTCAGGTATCACACTAGATCCATACTGTACCCAGGTAGAATGTATAAATCTATTCCATGGAGGATCATTGGCATAACTCTTGTGATTGGGATTGTAAAAACTCAATCGATCAGAGTCTGTGTGCCCTACCAATACCAAGCACGACCCTGGATCAGGTTCGTGATCCAACCACCACTGGAATGTCCAAATTGAACTTTGCATGCTGCCCCCGGCAATCCCAAAGTTCTCCACAGGTACATTGTAATGTTTTCCTAACAATCCCAGAAAGTTGTGACTATTGCGATACGAGTCATTCTGATGCCAGCACGAATGTGGATCAGCATGTTTTTGTATCAAGTCTGGATCTAACAGTTCATCACCGTACATCCAGGAATCACCGAACCCTACGATTTTTTTAAATGTCATCTAACTAGTATGCTTATGATGGCTCCACGACTGATACCGATTACCGCTACCCGATTGTTTTGTTGTGGATTGGCCACATACCCTGCGCCGCCGTCTATAACATTTATGGCGCTGACCTGATCACCGGTAATTTCTGCTTCGGCCACAGCACCTGCACCTAGTCCAATGATATTGACCTTGGGAGGTGCAAGATATCCATATCCAGCTTGAGTCACAGTGATTCCGGTGATCACCCCATTGGCTCCTGTGGCTGTGGCCATGGCCAACTGCACTTGTTCTGTGCCCGGCCATTGGTCGCTGACCAATCTCAACAGCGGATGATATCCTAGCACATTGATATAGTCGGCACCACTTTTGTTGTAATAGCTTTGCACCGTGGTGACATCTGCCCACACAGATTCATAATTCTGAGCACCTTGCACTCTGACATTTCCGGTGTAATGATCCATCTCCATCTGGAATGTGGTAAAGCTGGTTCCATTGGTAGGAACATGACTACTAAATCGTTGTGGATCAGTGAACACATTACCATACGAACCTGGAGGATTCAATGCCCAATCAGGATAGTTGGAATTGAACACTGGATCAACATAAGATTCTGGGCCATAGATGGTAGGAATAGTGACCAACTGGCTGGGCATGAACGCCGGCTTCACAGAGTCAACAATGTCCACATCACCTCGACCTTGTGCTTGAGCATCCACAAACACTGCTTCCACAAGATTGCCACTGGCCCGTTCTATGCTGTAACTTGAAGGTTCCGCCGGAAACTCTGTGGTTTCTGCTGCTGTGAGTGTGACTTTGGCTCGCCCAAACTGAGCATTGATTATGACCATGTCTTTTTCAATCAGCTGAGCGGTGCCTGCTAGATTGATCAGTTTGAATCGCAAGTCCGACCCAGTGATGTTCACGGGTTTTTGATCTTGATTGATGAACTCAAACAAAATCACATTGTCAACACCCTTGTTGATGGTTAATTTTTTAGCATACACAGGATCCCACCTCCGGTCAAAAACATCACCATCTGTGGTATCCAATACCAACACACGTTGGATTTGTTGATAGATATAGATCTGGGTTGAATAC